CAACAGCAGTACGAAGCGGCGCAGGGATTACAGGGGTTCTTGAACAATGAGAGAAGCAACCAATTCCAAATTTGGCAGAGCCAGTATTATCCTTGGCAGACGAACCAGATGACTAATATGTACGAGAGCATGGCCGCGCAACAAACGCAGCAAGCAGACTCAGCCGCGTGGGGTAAAGCCGCAAGCGGCGCAGCAAGTGTTGCTGTTGCGACTGCTCCTTATTGGGCGCCAGCTTTAGCCGCATGCTGGGTGGCTGCAGAAGTGTTTGACGGATGGGACGATGAACGGACGCATCTCGCTCGTTACTACGTCCTTAATCTCGCACCTAAGAAATTCCGTGAGTGGTACATTAAATGCGGCGAAAAGTTCGCGGCGTATATTCACGATAAACCGTGGCTTAAAAACAGCATTAGGCCGATGTTTGAGCGCTTTGTGGCAATTGCCCAAGCGCAGTTAGGGAGGGCATAACTATGAGCGAGCAAAACATAATGCGTGGTGATCCAAACAGAATCTACCGTCCCAGTTCTGGGGGCGGTAGCGGCGGTGGGTTTGTCGGAGGGTTTGCTGACGGGCTTCCCGGTATCGCTAATATGATCGCTCGTAGAGCCGATGCAAATACGCGCGGTAAATTTTCTGAAAGGCTGCAGGCATACAAACAGGCGAAAGAAACAGAGCGTGCGGCTATGAGGATAGCCGCGCTAAATGCACTAGAGGACAAAAAGCAGGCAAACAAAATGGCGATTGAGCAGTTTAAAGCCATCCATAAAAAGGCAACAAAGCCAAGAACTCGCAAAGCTTTAGAACACGAGCGTATCCAGATGGAGACTGGGCGGTTTGCTCCGGGGATGCGGAATAAAACTTTATCGGACGGAAAGACGGCTAACCCCTATGCTGCTTTCAGCCCTGAGCAAGAGGCTACGCATATCGCAAATATTGCGAAAGAAACAGGATGGGAACCCGCCGAAACTCTCGATATGCCGGAAGTCACAGAAGGCGGCGGGATATTTGGCGGGGGAACAAAAATCCCTGCCGGAACATTTACCCGTTACCAACCCGGTGATAACGCCGAAATAGAAACTGCCGCACCAGTGGAGACACAACCAGCAGAAAGCGAGTAATACATGGCACAGCAAGACGATGACCAGAGCGGTCTATCGCCTAGTGCGGATATTCAAATATCTCCACCGGCGCAGGATCAGAAACCCGGATTTTTCGATGCCCTAGCGCAAGGCGTGGGCGAGGGCGCAAGTGAAGTAGGTCTGCACCAGACAGAGGGCGCAGGCGTAGCGGCACAGTCCATCACGGACATGGTGCCAAATAGTTTTGAGGACGTAGTGTCGAACGGTATCTCCCCGCTCATAAATCCATTCTTTGCACCTCTCATGCAACACATGCCTGGACATAAGGAAGCTGTCCAGAAAGCGCAGAAGGCGTGGGCACCCGGGATTTTTAATAACGGGATCACGGATTTATTCCGCCGTGGGATCGCGGCCAACAAGTTTACGGACACGTACTACAAAGGAGAAGATTTAGCAAAGCTGGTATCCAAGGCCGGACAGCAGCAGAAACTGGATATCCAAACCACAGGCGGTCTTGCCGCTATCTCCCCCGTAAACCTCGCCGCTACCGCTACCCGCGCACTCACAAACGATGCGTGGCGGGATGTGGCGAAATACGGAGCGAACCGTATCGCTTACCACGCCTCTAAAATTGGAGCCATGATGCTAGAGGGCGCGCTTACCCGTGTGCCGCAGGTTGCCGTCCCCGGAGCGTTTGCTTTAGAAAGCGCGGGACGAAATGCGGAAGCCCTAAAGGACAGACAGGATATCACCTACGAGGACAAGAAAAAAATTGTTCTTATGAAAGCCGCCGCCGATGGTTTTATGGCGCACGTTATGACTGCCATCCCTGGCATATCAAACGAGATCATGCCTTTTGCCACAAAACTGATCGGGACGATGGGACGAACGGGCGAGAGAGCGTTGCAAGAGGGTATAAAAAAATTCCTTTCTGAGTCTGTTTTGCAAGGTTTGCCACGGGATGCCATAAATGGTTTTGTAAATATGGCGAGTAACCAGATCGCGAATATCTGCATAGACCAATATTACAAAGTTCAGGAATGGCATATCAGACAGGCCATTATTGCCACCGTACAGGCAGGGGCATTTGGCGCACTTGTCCAGAGTATCCTCGGGCCCGCTGGTCGCATGATGACCAAGGCGCAGATTTATAGCGGGATGGATACTTGGAACGACCTTACGACCAAGAAACTCGCAATAGAGGGGTACATGACTGGTGTGCCGGACGAGAAGGGCATGATAATCACCGTCCCGCATATTACGGACGGCGTAGTTGTGGAGAAACTTGCAACCTATAACTACGCGCTTAAAAACGGGTTATGGCGGGACGCGGATTCTGTTTACAGGCATATCGTGCATTTCAACGATGGACTGAAAGCGTGGAATGCTAAAGGCGGTCTTGGCCTTCCCCCGCTCTCTAAGCGTGAACTTGCAGACAAAATAAAGTGGGGCGGGAAAACAGATGAAGAACTGAAAGCCGAAGGAATTACCGCGCAACAGATAAAAGAGGCACGGGGAGAAACACAGGTCGATAAACTGAAACAAAAAGTTGGAGAACTGAAAGAGGAGCGAGATTGGCGGGAAGGCGAGATTAAAATCACAAACGCCATACAGGACGCTAAAGCCGCCAAGGAGGCGCACGATATAAAGGAAGGTTTTGAAGAAAAAATAAAAGAACTGAAGTATGGGCAGAAGTGGGACGAAGCAGAAAAGAATACCGCGCAGGATAAAGTCCGAAAGTTTGTCCATGAACATCTTCCGATAGCAGAGCGCGGAAAGTTTCTGACTGATATCCAGAAAGCGAACGACCCTTTTGACCTTGGAAAAACATTTGCCAAAGTTCTAGACGCGCGAGAAGCGTGGCAGAAAAAGACGGTCATTTCAAACATAAAAGATCTCGCCTCAGAGGTCAAAAACTCTACGAGCATAGACGTAGGTTATCGCCGCCAAATTCTTAACCTTCTTGATCTCGTGAATAAGACCGCTCCCCGCGAGGAGACTATCAAAAAACTCCAAGCGACCAAAGACTATATAGCGAGTGAAAAAGCCGCAGGGAGAGAGGTACAACTTCCGCAATATATTTATGAACGTATGCGGGTGCTGAACCGTACAAATTTATCCTCCATGAATCTTAACAATCTGAAAGATTTCTACAATGAGATGGCAGACCTTAAACGCACAGGCGAACATCTCGCAGACGCTAACGCCTCTGTCTACAACATCGAAAAGCAGAACATGGCTTCTCGGCTCGCCAAAGCACAGGTCGAACCTTTCGGGCCAACAGAAGTGGACACAAAGAAATCACAGCCTATCGGTACACAACCGAATCTTTGGGAAAAGGCTAAAACAAAGTGGATGCAGGTGGCTAAAGGATTTGACTGGAGATATGCAAATAAAAGTTTTATGAACGCCGCACATTTCTTTGATAGTTTTGGGCCGGATGTGTATTCCCTGACCAAGGCTCCTTACAGTACAAAAAACGGGAACTACGAGGCGCGGTATAAGCCTCTGGAGGCTGAAGCAGAGAAGGTACAAAAAGATTTGAATATCACCCCCGAAAGCAACACACGGATAAAGGTGTGGGCCGCACTACAGCAGGAAGGCGGCAGGGAAAAACTCCTGAAGGGCTACAGTGGAAAAGAACTGGAAACGCAAGGAAAGCGTCTGGACGCATTTCAGCAGGAAGGCTTAAAACCCAACGAACAAAAAGCCTATGACTGGTTGCGTCAGCAGTACGAAGCTATCCATCCGGAGTACGCTGACCACAGGCGGGTGGTGTATAACGATGAGGTTCACTACCAAAAAAACTTCTCCCCGCTTACAAAAGATTTCAGCCAGATGGACGAGAATGAAATCTACGAATCCATGCATGAGAACAATCCCTACGCGCTTCAGAAGAACGTAAGCGACAAACACGCCATTTCCAGAACAGATTTTAACGGGGCTGCGGGAACGAGTTTGGACGCATTTGGCGATTTTAAAAAGTATATGAGTTGTGTTCTCTACGATATAGAAGTAGGAAAGTGGATACGGCAGATGCAGGAGATCGCCAGTAGCGACAAACCCTTGGAAACAGGGGAAGAAGCTACAGGAGAGAATTTCCGCCAGAAATTCGGAGTGCTTGGCCAGAGAGCTATCAGAGAATGGCTGGATGCGTCTGCAAGAAAAGCGAACACAGATGACTGGGGCGGGTTCAGACTCGTAAACTGGTTCGGGGAAAACTTAGGCGTAACAAAACTCGCTGATCCTTTCGTGTATCTTAAACACTACATAAATCTGATAAATGGCGCGGCATATGTGCAGCATCATGTCATTAGCGGCCTCCACGAGTTGCTTATGAATCCGCTATGCGCCAGAGCCGCTGCTGCTGACCCCGTGGTGCAGGAAGGAGCGCGTGGTGTAGATTCCGGGATGAACTTTAGTAAGGACGCGCTTGGCACAGTAAAAACTCTCGCACTAAAACCTATCACCGACATAAGTATGCAAGCCCGTGGTGCTACTTGGGCTGGCGGTGTCCAGAAATGGTACGTTCAAAATGCTCCTAGCGAGAAGATAGACTGGCAGGATATCCATCCCGATGCGGTAGATTACGCAAGAAAAATCACCGATAAGTCACAGCCCGCTGCGCACGTTATGGCGGGCTCTCTCGCAAAAATCTCAGGGCTTGGTGTCGGAGGCTCCCCGGGTTTCTCGGCGGCAGTATTTCGCTTTATGAACCCACTATTTACAAAGTGGGGGATGGTAAACGATATGGCGAGGCTGTTAAAAACTGACCCCGCAGCAGCCTCCTCGATAGCAGGCTCTCTTCTTTGTGCCGCTCTTGCGGAAGCAGGGATGAACCATGGGAGAAAAGTTACTTATGCCGCGGCAGGGGCCTTACTTTCTGGACGCGCACAGCAAAAGAGAGAAGAAGATCCGATATGGTGTGACACATTGAAATACCTCGCAAAGGACTATCCGCCAGCGGGGTTGCTCCTTAACAGTTACGAGTATGGTTCTGTCCCCGCTGGGCCGGTACTGGATACGGTAAAGCAAATGTCTGACGATATTCACAACTCCAATACCACGAAGAAACTGGAAGGAAAATTAAAGTGGGCGCTTATTACGGGGGTGAAAGCATCCCAGATGCTCGTACCGCAACCCTTCATGGGAAATCTCCCCCAGTTCATTTCTCACACATGGAAAATTGGCGGAGACAAAGCACCGGAGTGGGAGAAGGAACTCAAGTCAGAACTGGACTGGGAGAAAGACCTGAAAAATTCTATGAAAGCCCCGAAGTAATTTTTCTGTCCAGTAATGCCAGTATCACGATCACAAGGCACACAGTCTTTGCAAGGTAAAACGGAAAATGCGCCAGAGACAAAATAGCGATAGCGATAGCACTCCCCATAAGCGCGACAGTCTCCCGGTCTTTCAGAAACGTATGCCGATAGCGGCGGCATATATTCAGCATATAACCTCCGATAAGAAACAGCCCCGGAAAGCCAAAGATCAAAAAGACCTGTAGGTATTCATTGTGGCAGTGACCCCAGATATATCCGTTCAGCCCCTGACCCCGTAAATCGTCCTGGATATTTCCGATAATGGGGAATATGTCCGGCTCTTTATAAAACACGTTCACCAGACGATTAGTATTCATCCCCTCCATTTTTGCGATATTCAGGATTTTTTTCTTTAGGACATCTTGGTTCTCTGGCTTTACATTCACCTGAAAATAGTAATGCCTGCCTTCCCGTGAGAACTCCAGAAACATTGTCCGGCAGTCATTCCCTACCCCAACCCCTGTCCACATACTGTGGAATGCTTTGCTCGCCACCATCGGCCACACGTGCAGACGGCGGGAAAGCTCATCGGACTTATACCCCTGCTTCACTATCGGGATAAAGGCAAGCAGGATAATTGCTACAGCCGTGAAAAACTCCCGCCTTTTTGGGTATACGCTCCACACATAAAAAAATACTCCGACAATAAGCGCAAGCACAGAGAAGGCGGATTTAGAGATAAAAATCCCTAGGAGGGATACGACTAACAACGCCGGATGTATGGTCATAATAATGGGGGCTGTCATAGCAAAGATCATCCCAAGGAAGCTCGGAAGCCCAAGCATCCCATCCGGTTCTAATAATTGCTGAGAAAAATAGGGGAGGTGTAGCTTCTGAAACAGGCAAATAAAAAGGTTGAATACGAGCAGGGCAAGAATTACCCGCGGATATTTTTTTCCTCTGTAGTAGGTAAATACAAAATGGTAAAGGAGACAGCCGATTGATACCGGCAGAACGTAATCTATCCACGCCACAGTTTGCGCGGGGAGAAGGAATTTGTGGAGAAGTGTGAGAAGCAGAAATATCCCCACCCAACGGTTACACAGCACACAGGCGAGCATGAGTGCTACCACGTAGTGCATGAAAAAAAGCTGTTGGTTTGTGAAATCCGGCTGCGGGCCGAACCAGAAGATAGGTGTTACGCCGATGAGGAGTAGCACGAGATCCAGTTTAAACTGTCCTATCTGTAATTTCATCGGTGACTCCATAGGTCGATGGTGAGAATGAAAAGTGTAAAGAACATTCCTGCAATAAAACAAACTAGCTCTCTGGCAATCATGGTGTTATCTCCTCTTTGAATTCTCCGTTTTCGTATTCAAGTATTCTGCACTTCCAATGCCCTTTCAGCTTCCGCCATCCGTGAATTTGTATCCTGTTACCGCAGTCAATCCAGAGTTTGTGGACTGGCAACTGCAAGATTTTTGATTCTCTAGCAGATGTGTTGGAGCCAGTAGTGGTCTGAACGGCAAGAACACCCCTGAAATCTCGATGAAGAGCAACAATATCGATAAAACCATACAGGTCACGGCGAACACGAGCATAAGCATTGTAATGCTCTGCAATCCACGGGACATAAGCATTCTCCTTTAGTAGCGCGAGTGACCTGGATGTGGGGCTAGGCATAATACTCGCGCTTTAGCTGATTTTTAATCGCCCGCGTATTCCTTTTGGTCGTGTATTTTTCCATCTGCCACATGGCTCTCACCTTTTTTCTGATTTTCTTGGCTACAGTTCCGCGCATATCTCACCCCATATATGTTTTCGTAGTTTTGATCGTACCTTTTCTTATCCGTTATCCTGCTTTTACTTCCTTTTCCCATATTACTGTCCCACTGGTAAATGCGCTGCCCACCAGAGAAAGGCGATCAACAATACAAGACAGATTAAAAAACGGATCATTTTTTATACCTTTTTCCTTCCCAAGTTTCTACTTTTAGCGGTAAATCCTTTGCCCACTCAGGCGGCTTTTCTAAATATGTTTCTGGCTTAAAATCCATGCCCTGATCTATTTCCCATACCACCTCATCATGCACCGTCATTACAATTCCCCGTGAAAGCTGAAGCATGTGGAAAGCCATGATGTCTCTGCTAATAGCCTGACAAGTATTCTCAAACAGCGTCCCACCCCAAATGGTTTCTTTTTCCCATTTTTTTGTTTTTGCGTTAATGGACATATAAGAAAGTTTCAGGCTACCACCTTCATAACTGATACTCGGTTGGTTATATGCCATGCGCCGACCACTCGGCAAGATACACCACAAAGCCTGCTTCTCGTAAACCCATTTCAGTTTTCTGAAGTTCAGAGTTTTTCCTTTATTTTGCATAGCGACAATAGCCGCACGTTCAATATCATACCAACATTGTTTTACCGCAGGGAACTTCATACGATAGGCAGTTACGGCGGTCAGAGCCATTTCTTCTTCTCGCCTCAAAAATTCTATATCCGTTTCTTTTGGTTTTCTATCCGCAAGTTTTACGCCCCATTCATGGCACGTTCCTAAAAATCTTTCTGCCCCCATTCCGTATGAGCATCCTAAAATTGTGGTCTTTCCTAAAAACCTTTGGTCTTTAGAAATTTCTTTTGCTGTTTTTTTACGGTAGATATCCATAGCCATATCCACATAGGTATCTACTCCATCCCTGAACATCTGGAGTCCGCGCTTTTCATCAGCAATCCAAAAAGCTATCCGGCACTCTATGGCGTTGTAATCTGCAGCCACTAACTTTTTCCCTTCCCCCGCTACCAGCATCCCACGGATGCAAGATGATACCGCGCCCATCACGCTGTCATAAAAAACGTCCAGAATTTTCCAATCCTTTTTCTCCATAAGTTTTATGCAAAAATCCACATCTTTTATGCTTGGTTTTGCGAGGTTCTGAAGTTGGACACCTTGCGCTGCCCATCTGCCGGTAGACGCACCGTAGTAGCGGAAGTTGTCGCGGATACGACCATCTGGGGCAACCCTATCCAGCATCCCCTGAAACTTGGCTGTGGAGGTTTTAGCCACCTGTTGCCTGATCTCCAGCACTTTCCGCACATCTGGCTCTAAATCCATGGCCAGAAGGGTCGTAACGTCCCTTTTTGCGAGTTTTTCGCTAGAAACGCCCTTAGAAGCCAGCCATTTCAGCGTCCTGTCCCTCTGGGTGACGCTTTCTACCGCACCCCCTGTCAGGATGGGTATTTGGGCGGTAAGGTGGCTAGAATAGGCATTTACGATGGCCAGCGCGTTCTGACAGGCGGGAATATCAAGCGCCACACCCCTGTGATTTATTTCTTGATCTAGGAGCCAGATTTGTCGTTCTTGTGGCGATAGATCACCAAGGCGCTGAGATAACATACGTTCAACAGCCACATCAGTACGGCAATACTCGTAAAGTTTTTCCAGATCATCTTTTTCCCACTCCTTTGCTTTTGTCATTTTTAACATTAGCCGACTGCCAGACATATCTTTTTGTAACGGAAGCTTTACAACCTTTGCCGCCATCTCCAAAGAGCGCGGAAGCCCACGGGCGGCGCATTTCGCGGCAGAGCAGTACCACTGGTCTGGGCGCAGTTTCGGCCAGCCGTAGCGAGGAACCATAATATTTTCCCAGATGCTGCGTTCGAAAAAAGCGTTGTGAGCCTCTAGTTGTTCATTTCCTTCTGCATAGGGTCTTGCTTCTCCGGGAGTCCAGAGTTGAATATCCTTTTCATCATCCCAAGTGTACGCCATACAGAAAACATCTGTTGTCGGATGCAGTGAGTAGTTCCATGCTCCGATCTTTTTCAGGTCTGCTTGACTGTGCGTTTCAAAATCTATGAACAGTGTCATGCTAGCACCGCATCAAACCATTCAGCAGGGTTGAAAGTAACAGTGTGGTCTTTATAGAACATTTTTATTTTTTCCAATGCCAGATTCGGAATTTTGCTATCAATATTTACTAAGAGAATTTTCATAAAGAGTGACCCGTGGGGTTATTAGCCCCACGGGTCTGTTGACTACCCGAACAACTCTTCTGAATCTTCTTTCGGGCTGTCACTGGTGGCGTCGAAATCCTCTTCCGGCCTTGTGCGCCCGGAGAAAGGTTCGCCGTCCTTCAGCTTTTGGATGTTCTGAAGCCCAAAAGCCACGCCCTTGTTGCCTTTCTGATCGTACGCGAAAGCAGTGACACTCGCCCGCGCGTAGCATCCCGAATAGAATTCATCGGTGCTGATGATCGGCTGCATGTCCGGCCCTACGATCCCGGGCTTGATTTTGGAACTGGCGGATATAGCCCACATATCCTTGTAGCCGTCCAGTTCCTTTTCGTTGCCATCACGAATGGGGTTACGAATCCCTTTCGGAATTTTATCGCCCCACTTGCTTTTCGCCGCATCTTGCAGGAGTTTTTTCAGCTCCGTGATATCTGTTTTCTTAGGGATCAGCATCACCAGACTATATTTCGGAGTCTGGTTATCAAATCCACTCTGCGGTACGAACACGTACGCGAATGACACCCGAAATTCAGGTGTCACTATTTTTCTGTACTTCTTGTCATCTGCCATTGTCTGTATCTCCGTTTTTATGGTTGTTTAAAATCCAGGGCTACACTGCTGCCCACCCCTGGTCTTGGGTCTTTCTTTTTGTGATAGTTATACCTACCCCACGCTCTTACACAGGTTCTACATAATCGCCTACCACTTACCGATACGCGAAGATTTTCCCCTGATAGTTTATGCCCTCTAAGGCAGTGCGTTTTTCTATGGTTCTTAGCCGCCTCGCCTGTTCCGCATAGGATATTATCCCTACTCGTTAAGAGCCTAAGATGTTTAGGGTTTACACAGTTCCGTACCCGGCATTTATGATCGACTGTCAGACCCTTGAATATAATGCCATTGAACAGCGTGTACATTACACGATGCGCTTGAACATTTTTTCCATTGATCTTTAAGTGTCCATAACCACCTGATACGGCACCCGTCCACAACCAATGACCTCCTTTCTTGATTATAGTCATTATTTGTCCTTAAAATCTAACGCTACGCTGCATCCAACTCCAGGACGGGGATCTTCGTTTTTAACGAGAATTTCCCCATTGTCAGGGTTCATGCAAAGCGTATCTACGATAATTGCATTCCCCTTTCCAGTGAGTTTTTCCATCTGCGCCGGAGAAAGAATCTTACGAGGTGCAAAGATTTTTGCGCCGTACAAAGGCTCAAACGTCTTTAGCACCTCTGGTTCACTGATCCACGCTCTATTGCTTCTTTTCTTCACCAGTTTGTAGCCCGGGATGTTCTGCCCGGACTTCGCCAAATGCTCCGCGTGTTCCTCGACCGCTCTCGCCCAATCGTCCACAAGGGGCAGAAGGTCAAGAATACGCTTCACCTGTGGCATCGTCAGTGCCGTAGGGTCAGGTAAAGTTTGCGGAGCAGGTTTGGCAAAATCCAGAGCCGTTGTTTTCATAACTTCCTCCTGTACTTTCGGACATTTACTGAGCGCGGGACAAAACTTGCAGTGATCGCCAGCGCAGAGTTTCGCATTTTTCTTCTCTGTTGCTTGGGCGGCAAGTACTAGTTTTTCCCCGAACTCGTAAACGTGTTTCTGAGAAGTCTCCCAACGCTTTACCGGGCTACCACCGCCTCTGGGTTGCACGATCACAAATTCCACAGGGTCAAAATCCCCGAGCGTCATAAGCGCTCCCAGAGCATAGTAGAGAAGCTGCGGATTTTCTTCCGCGTCTACCTGCACTCCGGCACCGAACTTGAAATCGTAGACGATCAGTTTCCCAAAAGGCACGTGAACGGTAGCATCGTTTGTCCCATACAGCCCTTTATAGAGACTGTACAGGTCAAACTTCTGCTCCACGTGCAGAATACCCTTCAGGGATTTTAGATCCTCACGCACGATAGCCAGATAGGTCTGAACTGCGTCATATGCTTCTTCCTCGTAGCCGGGATATCTGCTCGCCAACTTGTTCCCAAGAAGAGCCTTTGCCGCAAGTTCATGCGCTGCTGTCCCCTCTGCCGCGTACTTGGATTGTTCTTGCTCCGGACAGGTGGCGATAAGCGCCACAGACCCGGGGCAAGCCATCCAGCGATACGCGGAGGAAGCACCGATGCTCGAATGACTAAGCATCGATCGCGGCGGTAAACACTTCCACCACCTCGGCATATTGTTCCGGCTTCAATTCCCGGAGCCGCTTGACCTTAAACTTCTTCAAGAGTTCCATGGCCTTCTCTGGGGATTCCGCTTCCGCGTATTTTTTCACGATCTCGCGGACACTTTCTTCCGACACCACTTTTACATCAGCCTTCGGTTCTTCTCCGCCGAAAAGATCATTGGCAGACTCTTCCGGCAATACCTTTACTGCTTTTGCCTTTTTAGGGGCAACGACAACCGGCACAAGATCAACTCCGGGATTGGCCGCAGGGCCGCCCACAAGTTTTTCCAATGCTACTGCAATACGTTCTAAAACCTGTTCCATGCTCATATCAGTTTCTCCTTTTTATTCTGCTTTGTTCCGGCACTTTTAGGCAGCCGGATTCTCCTTCACAGCCCTGAAGTCAGCGAGGGCTTCACCTGCTATATACTCGATATTGTTCAGAGCATAGTTCCCATGAATTGTTCGTTTTGTAATTCCATTGTGTATTTTATTCAACGCCTTCTCCATCCCTTCTGAGGCCTTCAGCAGAGTGGATAGTTTGGATTCCAAGAAAGCACACTTTACTTTCCATTCCTTGAGTTCACGCTCAAGCGGAGCGACATACCCATCGTAATATTCCTTGTCGAGTTCAAACTCGCATTCCTCACACATCATTATCGGGAACGCTTTGTCTCCGTCCTTTACGACGAACTTGTGCTTGTGGTATTCCTTTTCCTCACTCATGTCCTCACTCTCCTTTTGGTTCTGTTCTGGATTTGAGCATTAAGCGGGTTCGTAAGTCGCTTCAAAGATTTCGGGCTTGCAGGGATAAAGTTCGCCTTTCACGCCACGAATAATCCAATCTCCGATGTCTCCACGCATATTTCCCTCACGAGTAGAAATTCCAACACAAACGCTTGAAATCGTCTTATTTGCAGGATGGAAACTTCCTGAGAACTGGAGTGTATCGAATGGTTGTGGAAGTGGGCCGCACCATCCCTCCTTGTAACATTCCCAAAACAATTCCTCCGTTAATTTGATTGCCTCAATCACAACTGGCTTCTTCCTAAATTTCATTTCGCTTCTCCTTGTTTGTTGTTAAAATCCTGCCAATAGTCCCCAAGAATATGGACGCAAAATCTCTCTCGCTTTTCCTTATCCCAATTCCTCAGAAGATGAACGGTGAGCCTTGAGTCATGATTATCCATAGCCTCTTTACGCCATTGGTTCTCAGCCTCCGCTTGGGAAAGTCTCTGCTCGAGGGCTTTGATATATTCTTGGACTACTTCAGGGCATTGATAAAAATCTGCACTACTCGGCTCTATCATTTTTCCTCCTTCACCCAGAATGGGAAGAACACTTCATCAGTGTCAAGTTCGGTGCAAATCTCAACATATCTCTCGTCTAGAGGGTCAACCTTACGAGCAACCAGAATACCTTGCTTCTCAGCTTCGTTTTGGATATCCGCACCATCGGGAGAACCTTCAAACACTTCCGCAAAGAGCCATTCCAAGAACTTCTTGAATTTGCTGTTCTCAGCCTCCGCTTGGGAAAGTCTCGCCTCAAGGGATTGGATTTTCACAAGGTCTTTGTCAACGTGATAACCGTCCTTGCCTATGACAATTCCAACGGACATATTTTTATATTCTGAGATTGTAGCCTCCGCTTGGGAAAGTCTCTGCTTCTTCACAAACTCATTTCCGCAACCATAACTGCACATCCATCTTTCACGCTTCATCCCGCCCTCAAGAAGTTCTGGAATGTATTTCACTTCAAGACACGCACAACACGCTCTTTTATCCTTTTCCTCACTCATAATTCCTCCACGGTTATCTTAACCTTCCTTGTCGCATCAGACATCTTCAGCTTCGTAATCTCGCAGAGGATGAACTCATTTCCGCTGAAGCCACAGCATAACTGCCATTGCGGGTGGATGAATCCTTCCCATGACTTCTTCTTCCCCTTACCCTTCATAACCCCTCCCCTTGAGTTCTTGGGTTGCCTTAGAGTTCATAGAGAATTATCAACATCCTGATAGCATCCCTCACAAACTTTTTTCTTACTCCCAAGAGACACTAATTTCCAAACCCATTGTTTGCACATACAGCAAAGTTTCTTCCTCATACCGCCTCCCGTTAAAGTTTTGGTCGGCAGGGTTAGAGGCCCCATTCGCCAACGCTCGCTTATTGGCTCCTGTTTTATACCGACCAAACGAACTCATTGTTATTTTCCCTCTGGACGTTTATCGAGTCCTTTTTCTTTCAGGATTTCCGCAAGGTCATCCATGTGCAAGCAATCACACATACAAGCGCAAGCCTGAGCTGTCGCTAGCGGGGCAATTCCTCCGTTGCAATAATCGTTTCCTGGCTTTGCGTCATGGAGGATTCCCACCGCCGTGATTTTACCGCCCTCAAGTTGCACGACTGTATCTCCGTTTACTGCTTCTCTTCCATTTCTGTAATGCATTTACTACCTCCTGTTTGTTGTTTTGTTAAAGTTTTGGTTCTGTTCTGGATTTTAGCATTGGAACATTCGGGAATATTCCCAAGACTTTTTCCATGTAACACGAACCATTTTGTATTACTGCCATCGGATCAACCGTAGCAAACCACTTGAGTTTTTTATTCTCATAAAGCAAATCAATAAGCTGGTGATACCCAAGTTTTTCGACGGGAAGGCAACCATCAGTCTGAGAACCCATATGTCCGTAGTCTGTTTCTCCAGAAATAAAGCCACGCATGAAACATTCGCAAATCTGGATTACCTTCAACTTGACTTCATATTGGCCTCGTTCACCAAGAATCGTGTGCGGCTGAGGTTGATGCCCAACGTCCTTGATTATTTCCTCCATACACTCTCCTTGATTTTAATTGTTCCAACAGGTCTTCCCATTCCGACGAAAGCATTGTAAGTTCCCAATTCTTCCGATTCTTCGATAAAGTAATCACCACTCATGACGCATCTTCCTAATTCCTTAACCGCTCGTAACTCGGCTTCTGTAATCCCAAAGCATTTCTTTGCTTCAATTCGACGGTTAATTTTCGCCCTACCAACATTTATTAGCTCTATCTCGTATGGCATACACTCTCCTTAAAGTTTTGGTGTGGGGGTTTTCTCTTCTTTGGCTTTCACCTTGGCTACGCTCAACTTCGCTGTGTGATATGCCAAATCCTTCTCGGCTCGCCTGATGCAATCTCTGAATTATTTTTAACAGCTCTAAGTTCTCATTTTTTAATCGGATTACTTCTTTTCGAGCGGTATCGTGATCTAAATAATTATCTTTTGCTGAGCCGAGAAGCAAGTTTTTCTCCGAGTTATTGCTTCTATTCCCATCCAAATGCCTAACAAACTCATTTGAAAGAAGAAGTCTTTTTTCCTTCAATGCCACTAAAGCACGATGTTCTGGGACATAAACTCCCCGCTTGTTGTATTTTAAAAACATTGGTTTTAAAAAATTATATTGTCTTTTTGTAAATGTTCTCTTGTGGCGTAGCACATAACCCTGATGGATAGTCTTTCCACCGTTCCAGTTTGTCTTTCTAGTCCATATCGGAACGCCCTTTCTCCATTCAGGGTCTTTGGTATTATGACCATAGATATATCTGACAGGATAGCCACGAACGTCACCCCGTTCATTCCTAGTAACCGTAGCTAGTGGAGTTTTTCCACCACAGCCACACAAACATACGCCTGTTCTTTTTTTAGCTTTTACTGGACGAAATAGTTTTTTCCACATCTTTATCTCCTTTGTTAAAACTACCCGTCCACACTATGCCATCTTTTGAATGTAAACGCCACAATTTTCCGTCAAAACTCGGAACTAATCCCTTCTTCCAGAGTTTTATTGCAGGAGAAAAATCATATTTGTATTTTACATCCACGAAATCGGAGCAGTAAGCCCTCATGCTGGCCCCCACGCTGGCCCTCACGCTGTCCCACACGCTGGCCCTCACGCTGTCCCACACGCTGGCCCCCACGCTGGCCCTCACGCTGGCCCCCACGCTGGCCCTCACGCTGTCCCTCACGCTGTCCCTCACGCTGGCCCTCACGCTGTCCCACACGCTGGCCCACACGCTGTCCCACACGCTGTCCCTCACGCTGTCCCTCATGCTGGCCCCCACGCTGGCCCTCACGCTGTCCCACACGCTGGCCCCCACGCTGTCCCTCACGCTGGCCCACACGCTGGCCCCCACGCTGGCCCTCACGCTGTCCCACACGCTGGCCCACACGCTGTCCCACACGCTGTCCCTCACGCTGTCCCACACGCTGGCCCCCTTCTTCACAAGAGTTATTTCAGCATCGGTTATATTAGGCGGTTCGATTTTAAACGGATGGATAATCTCCCGAATCCGTAATGGTTCCACGACTTTTTTGAAGTCCAGACTCCTGCAGAACTTCTTAATTTTCTCTGAATCATCTTTCGTATTCAACTGGTCGATTTCAAAACGCTTCGTGAACGGGTCGTACTCGTACTTATTCAGCTTGTCCTCCTTCTCATTCTTAAACCCGAAGTAATCAGCGATCGAGGTGTGACTATCCGGTTCGTAATCTTTTAGAGTTCCACCAAGAACTTTCTTCCGAAGCTTCCAATCGAAGTAAATTGGTTTACCGTTCCCCGTTGAGACTAAGCTTAAAAACTTGCACATCTTGCCCTCCCTTTCATGTTTGATGGCCAAGGTGTGGAAATTCTAGCCACATCACCCATATCTATAGCTACAGGTTTCAAACGCTCTCGCATGGCATGATGAACTCCTAGCTTTGGAGTCGTCGTCCATATCTACCACAGCAGGAATTCCCACTATGTGCGTTCCTTGATTTTATGTTTGATGGTCGCTCGGTTTTTCCACAATCGTTTTTATGATCTTGGTTTTGTCGATAAGCGTCTGCATCATCCGTTCTTCCAGACTGCCTTCCACAACTAGAAACTGCGCCAATACCGCACTTTTCTGGCCTATCCTATGACAACGATCCACCGCCTGATGCACAACGCCCGGAGTCCAATCTGGTTCTACAAAGATCACATGGCTCGCGGCGGTGAGTGTAATGCCTACTCCCGCAGCTTTTATCTGCCCGATAAAAACACGGACAGTTGGGTCGGTCTGGAAATCACACACGGCCTCGTTCCGCGCATTCATCCCGCTGGAACCTTCTATAACAACGGGATTATAATTATCCAGAGCCGACCGCAACTGTTTTATTACTTCCCGATGGTACGCGAAGATGACGACTTTCCTTTCACTCTGCAAGACTTCACAGATCCAAGCGGTGATCTGTGGTATCTTTGCAATTGCAAGCTCTTGACGGTGGCTGGAGAGTTCGCCGCTCTCCAGATTGAGTGCAACACGCCCATAGCTTTTTTCATCCCACTTGAACTCTTCTGCGACAAGTTTTTCTGTTGTCGGCGTTCGGGGTAATGAAATGGTCTGGAAAGTTTTCTCCGGCAATTCGGAAAGGACTTCTTGTTTTGTGCGGCGGAGCATAAATCCGCTGGGAAGCCATCTGTTCCGCGCCTCTTGTAAAGTTTTCCCATAGACTTGACTGCAATATCCATTTTCTCCTCGTAATCTTTGTGCAAGCTCCCCACAGTTTGTGGCTCCTTTGTCCCACCACTGTATGCCATCCCAATATCCACCGCAAAAATGTTCTGTGTAAGCAGTGTACGAAAGATAGGGTGCAATACAATCGGGAGCATTGGCACGAAGGATCGGAAATAATTCACTAGGTCTGTTGAGTACGGGCGTTCCTGTGAGATACCATTTATAAGCACAGTGGGCAGCGAGTCCGTTTTTGCAGAGGGTGATTTGTGATCGAAGGCTATCTCTATTTTTAAGATAGTGGGCCTCGTCCCATATCCCGACTGACCACTGTCTGGAAGTGATTTGATCGTAGATAGGCGAACCTTTGAAGATTTTGTTTTCATATTTTCCTCCGTAGGTGAGAATGTCGTAGCTGGAAATAACGATGTCCGAATCTTGTGGGATTTGAAAGTCGGCCTGTGAAATAACGGATATTTTCAGCCAGGATGCGTCTAGCCAGGAATTTAGTTCGGCAAGCCACACACCCCGGACGGAGGCAGGGCAAACTATGAGAATTTTCTTGGCACGTAGGAGGTTTATGGCGGATATCGCGACAGGCGTCTTGCCTGTCCCCATTTCCGAGGCGAGTAATGCGGTCTTGCGGCTTGCTAGCCATTTTGCATCCTTCTCTTGGAAGTTATATAGTTCCATAAAACTACTTTTTCAACAAACTCATTCCGTACTCTAAAATTTGTTTTTGCATCTCTTCTTTTGCCGCCACCCACGCCCACGCCGCCGCCGCCGCCCACGCCCACGCCCGCGCCGCCGCCGCCGCCCACGCCGCCGCCCACGCCGCCGCCTCCGCTTCCGCCGCACACGCCGCCGCCCGCGCCGCCGCCCGCGCATTGACTTTATTTTTTTTCGTGGGTTTTTCGCAGGCAAGCTTCGCAGCTTTTATCGCTTGTCTTGGTCTTTTATCATCTGGATATTTTTTCTCGTAAATATCTAGAACTTGTTCAGCGGCAAAAATGGCGTATTGGCAATACTGTTTTCTGTTCATGGTTCGAACGATAAGCCAATTAGCCCAATCATATTTTTTCTGAGAGATGAGGGATTGTAAAACCGAAAGCGATTCTGTTTCTTTTTGGTCTTGGAACCATTGTAGACCTTCTGAACATGCATATTTTTGGGCGAGCCATTTTGCGGATATTTTCATCTTTGTTTCCTTTCGTTATAGTTTTGCATCTGTTTATCTCCGTGTAAAAATCAGTATATCTTATGTCTGATCATCTGTCAACCTATGATATTTTTCTAAAAAATCTCTGGTTTCTTTTGGAAGAGCATCCATGTTACCACCTTTATTCGCCCATTTGCGCCAATGACCATATCCCCAATTCCAGGCAATCAATATCTCGTCCACCGTATCGCACCTCTGCGCCAGCCAATCGAGATACCAGTCCGCGACAAACTTTGCCATATTTGGCTCAAATAATGCCTGAATCGTAAATGGATTTTGTGGATCATGTTCCTTGAATTGTCGAAAAACAACCGGAGTGATCTGGTACAGCCCCCGCGCCTGCGTTCTCTTATTATAAGCCTTCGGGTTATTACTGCTTTCTATTTCAGCCAACGCTTTCATATTTATCGGGTGCGCGAACGCAGATCCGCACAACAGCAAAAAACTAACTAAGAAAATCATCCTCTTCACTTATCACCTCCACAGGTCTGCACCACATTTTTTTTAACTGCCCGTCCACTCGTACAGGCTTATGCTCCCACTTCAATTCTCTCCCAAGAATATGCCCGATATCTCGCTGCGCCATCCTGTTATAGTGTATTGGCATCCCTAAAAGGCATTTTACAAATATCTCTTGGCCCGTGGTTTTATCTCTTTTCGCGCCAAACTCATCACTATCCAGCCATTCCTTTATATGTCCTGCGCGATCATCCCGCGCCCGGCGTTCCTCCTGCACAATTTCCGCCTCCAGTTCTTCCGCGTCATCCAGATAAAGAAGTTCACCGGCCTTATAGCGACAAACTGCCTCCGCAAACAGCTGGTCGCGTACAGATTCTAGGCCGGTGACATCTAACTTATCCCCGACAATTACAGGCCAAAAACGCCTGTTGCCGGTCTGGTCACGCATATAACCTTCGCCTCCGCTATCGGGATTATACGTACCAATAAAAATACATTTTCGCGGGAAGGTCTTTTCCATGCGCTCGTAACTTAAGCGGGCAACATCTGTCTCACGGCTAACAAATGCTTTCATGTGATCCGCGTCTGCCTTATTCCTAAAGGTTAGTTCAGCTTCTTCTATGATCCACGCCCCGCGCATATAGGCGATCGTGTCTTTCTCCAGAGGATTTATTGCCATACTCCTATACCACGTACCGCCCAATGCCTTTACCATCCGGCTCTTGCCCGCCCTTTGCCTGCCCTCTAGGATGAGCATATAATCAAACTTTATCCCAGGGTGGTATATTCGCGCCACCGCCGCGACAAGCGTCTTTGCCCCTACCGCTTGCGTATAGCCGCTATCCGGCACTTGGCAGTATTTTGTAAGCCATTTGTCTATTCTCTTTACCCCATCCCACTTTATGCTTTCCAGATAGTTTTTCACGGGATGGTTTTTGTTGCGCCACGCACACGCGACAATCGCCTCGTGAATTATCTGTGTGGGGATCTCAAACTTATAAGCTGTGGTCAGGTAGGATTTGCACAATATTTCATCATGGTCTGTCCACTCCGCGCCCTCGTCCGGCGGGTTACGCTGATGCCACGGCATCTTGGATATCACCATGATCTTATCTGTAAATTCGTCATACGCCAGCTTCTTAAAAAACGGGGCTTTGCTCGTGAGGAAAAAGCGTATGCAATTTGCGAGAGTTTTTCTATACGCGCCGGAGGCGTTACGTTCTAAACTACCAAGCAATTCATCATCTGTTTTACCTGCGACTGCCTCAAAATCCGTTAGCGGGTTATCCTGCCCTTGTGAGCCGGTAGAATAGCGATAGGCATTCCGCACTTTGGTCTTTAACTCATCTCTGCTCCACGGGGGGGCGCATTTCGCGTTATACGGCCCCAGGAGACAGGATAACGTGGTTTCCCATGATAGCCCTAGATCGCGCCCCTTCTGGGCTACTGCGTATGCCGTAGCGTCCCCCTGTTGCCCTTCCACACAGGGCTGCGCTTGTAAAAGGTAGCTTTCATATCGCTCTACGTTTGCCGGGGAGTCATCGTATACGGGTTTTAGCGCGGGAATTTCTTTATGCGGTTCTATTTCATTCTGCGGTTTCAGGATCTGCAATAAGAGAAATGTGCTGGCTTCCAGAGAGTTTTTTGGCATCCCGTGGTGATAAGTGTAAAGTGACTTGCTGATCGGATGAATAGAACCCGCACCCACAACGTAATGATTTTGAGACAAAAATTGTAGTCCCGGAAACTCGCTCAAGCGTGATCTTGTTAAAAAATCTTTCGGTTTTTTTAGATATATGTGCCATCCTCCACCTCCTGTTTTTACTGTGAAAGTTTTAGAGAGTAAATCTTTTTGCCCGATTTTATCCAAGAAGCGTGCGAGTGGATCGTCATCTTTTTCGTAAGCGCGGGGGTCACAATCTATGACGAGATCGGTGGGCTGGAGGACAACGCCAAAATTCTCTGGATAATCCCGGCGTTCAAAATCCAGTTCGAAAAGGGATTTTTGCCAGTTTCTTCGTTTGGCGACTTTGCCCGATAGGGGGGTGAGAATATATCCGGCTGAAATGTAGTCGGACATAGCGGAAAATTTGTCCACGGAGATCTTTCTACTTTAAAAGTTTTTGCACGTTTTTCTTTGCGAGAAATTCCTGTACTTTATCCTCATCAAACAGCCACACCCGCCCGCGCTTGACTGCCGGGATTTTGCCCGCCAGTGCCAGCTTGGAAAGATACTGCGCGTTATAGCCGAGTTTTTCCGCCATTTTTGGCGTACTGATAAGACTGAACATAAACGTATACCTCCTTTCCTAGAAGTAGGCAAAAGTATAAGGATTTTTTGCCCGTTGTCAAATACTATTTATTTTTGCCCGAATGAAAGATCCAAAAGCATACCGCGCCGAAAGCGTAGTAGCGCTTTCAGCCGTTCGCTTTTGCTCGCATAGATATTTGTTTTGACCGGGATTGAATTTTTATAGCCATTCAGCCATATAATTTTTTCGCTGTCTTTGCTTTCTATGGCTGCCCATTTTCGGATAGCGAACGGCCCTTTTTTATGTAGTTTCATTTTATTTTGCCCTTTCGGCTATTCGCCTTTGCCAAACTCCCGGCACATGCAGTCATTGCAAGCGCCTTTGTTGTAACTGTTATGTATTTCTCCCCATGGCCGAGTTTGCCCACAGATATAACACTCGTCCGTTACTGCCCGAACATCTGAGCGAATTTTTAGGAATCGCATTTTTGTCTCGTTCGGGATCTCCAGGTGAAACGGCCTGTTATTTTTTGCCCGGCGATCTGCTGCCCGGCGCCCATAGTTTCGACGCTCCATAAGTTTTTGCCCTTTCAGTCTTTTATGCCTGCCTTGCGCAAGCGCTTTGCCCGAATGATCTGCCAGAGATCGCCTATAACTTCCGACAATAAAATGCTTTCATGCCCGGCCTTTACGATTCGGGTATACTTTGCCAGTAGTTTTTTTATTGTCATTTTTTGCCTTTCCACTTCGGGTATAGTGTTGTCGGGTGTTCATCCCCTGGCCTAAACATAAAAGAAAGGCCGCAAGCTTGACATTCATGTATACGATCCACACCGTTCGGAGAAAAAATAGTTTCCCGGTGCCCTGGTTCCGCGTTACAGTGCCTTTCATAAGGTGTTTTTATATCTGCCCGCCACTTTCCATTTACTGATCTCATAAGTTTTTGCCCTTTCTGTTAGTGTTACCGGCGGGAGACAGCGCTTGCCGCTTTATACTCCCGCCAGCGGGGAAAACTATGCCGCGATCTTAAACGCCCGCTTGCAATATCTGACAAGCGAAGACTCCATTTGCCGCCGCGCGATATCGACAATAAAGCCGGAGTTTTCCCGGTCCTTTACGTTCGCGGGATTCCATGCAAGCGCGAACATGTTTTTTGCTATCATGGAAATCGGGAAAGATTCACAAGCGGCAACAAGTAAAGAAGGGACAAAATACTTTTCCCTTACATGTTGCCGGACGTGATCTCCGCCACGGCCCAGCGGCCTTTCCCCATTTTCTGTTTTCATATAGCAGCCCCAGCAATCGCCGCCGGACGGCGCCGGGATTTCATAGGCAAAAAACTCGTCCATGAATTCCCGGCAATACTCACGAATTGCTTTTACATCTTTTTTGCTTTTGTCCGCCGCCTTTACCGGTAAAGCGCCGTATACCTTGCCACTTTTAACGTAGCAGCCGTCCTGATATACCTTGTCTCCGATATACCAAACGCCTTTTTCCTGGCGGATCGACAATGGCCCGTATTCATTCATACGCGCTTTTGTCGTTACCGTCCGCCAACCGCCGGAATTATAAACAGTTTTTTTATCTGGTGTAAACGTGAGAATGTTTGTCTCGTGAAGGCGCAAAGCAATAGCGCCGCCTTCTAGCGCTTTTAAATACGTGTTATTTGCTATTTTGCGCGATTCCTTTCCTCCTAGTTTTTCTACTGCTATTTTGTGGTCCATTTCTTTTTCCCCCTTTATTCCTGGTTAACTGCTAACTGAATTCTAATCTATATACGGCTATATGTCAATATATCTTTATCTTTTATTTTTTGTGTTACCCCTGAAAACTACGGTAACATACTACGGTAACACTATAGAAAATGTGCAATGTTACCTATGTTACCGTAGTATATTATTATTATTATATTTTATAGCACCCTGTACGGATTATAGGGCTTCTAGGGGTTTATAGCAAACTACGGTAACAGAGGTAACAACGGTAACATTTTCCCTAACTGCTTGGTTTATAAGGTCTTACAACAACGGTAACAACGGTAACATTATTATAGGACGTTGCGTTAATGCGTGTTTTTATAGCATTAATTGTCATATCTTTATGTACCAGTATGCTTTAGAGGTAACAGAGGTAACACTCTCGATTGTATATAAGCATATAATATCCTGCTATATCTCTATAATTTCATTCTACGCTTATAGTGAATAAGCGTATACGTCCTATAATCTTTAGGCTATGAACGCATGCGCGTGTAGATTTCATTGACACTACCCGGGCGGGTACCCCGGCACCTCGGGGGGTGGGCGGGGTGCGGCCATATCATACCTGACCGCCATATAACTCCAACCTATATGATCTTTAAAAATTTATAAAAAACCCTTGACAATTTTTAAAAAATTTTTATACTTTCGACCAACAGGCCACTACCGGCATCGAAAAGGTACACGAAAAGCAAACACAAGTGACAAAAAAACAAAAAGCACTTTTGCAGTATATGCTCGACCCAGAGATCCCGACCACAGCCATGGCCTCCCGTTTGGCTGGCTATGCCTCCCCCCAATCCGCTTATAAATCTGCTCAGTCCTCAGAGTTCCAGGATGCTCTCCAGAAGTTTCTCTCCATTCTGGAAGCGCGAGGGGTAACTGACAAAAAACTCGCGGACGTTATTGCGGAGGGACTGGATGCTGAAGAGATAAAATTCTTTTCCAAGGACGGAATTGTAGAGGACGAACGTGTTGTAGTCGATCACGCTACCCGCCATAAGTTCGCGGAAACTGTCGTAAGAATCCGCAAGCTCATAAATACTGACAACACCTCTCTACAGGACAACCGAAAACTTATTATCGTCATGGGAGACAAGGGACTGGGTGAAATACTATGAAAGTATTCTGGAACATTATTCTCACGCTTATCGCGGTATTTGTCATGGCGCTGATGATTCTCATAGGGGATTTTATTTCTTGGCAACATCCCGACCACTACGTAAACCCTGCGAGTTTTTCTCGTGAGTGACAATGCCTTCCGTTGGGTGGCCCAACCCCTTCAGCGTCTTTTCCTTCAGCAAAAAACATTTGAGGCTTTGTATGGGGGAAGTGCGGGGGGTGGAAAAACCGAGGCCCTTCTGATGTTTGCAATATCCCGCCGGTTAAAGTACCCAGGTTCCGCAGGACTCATGGTGCGCCGGACGATTGAGGAATTAAAAAAAGAAGGTTCGCTTATCCCGCGCTCTCACGAAATCCTGCATGGGAAATGGGCGTGGTCAGGGATGGATAAGAAATGGCGTGCGCCAAATGGGTCTGTGTTGGAGTTTGGATACTGCAAATATGAATCGGACGTATACCATTACCAGTCCAGCGCTTACGCAGATATTTGTTTTGATGAGGCAACGCACATGGCGGCCTTCCAGTATGAATATCTAAAGAGCCGTGTGCGGTCAGCCGCGGGGGTTCCGGCGGCGGTAAGGTGCGCGACAAACCCCGGCAATATATCCCACGCCTATTTTAAAAACCGCTTTGTCACCATCACCACCCCTGGCGAAATTTATACTGACCCGGAGACAGGACTGGAGCGGGTATTTATTCCGGCGAAACTCACTGACAATAAAATCCTGATGGAAAAAGACCCAGGATATATTAACCGTCTGCGGGCGCTTCCTGAAAACGAACGGCGGGCACTTCTGGATGGTGACTGGGATGTGTTCAAAGGACAGTATTTTCCAGAGTTCAGGTACGACCGCCATGTTTGTGAACCTTTTCCTATTCCGAAAGAATGGCCCAGGGAGAGGTCAATCGACTGGGGCATGACCCGGCCAACGGTATGTTATTGGTATGCTATGTCCCCTGAGAACAGGGCGTATGTGTATAGGGAATACTATGCCACAGGTTTTCAGGCGGCGGACGCGGCAAGGAATATCAAAGAACTTTCGGTGGGGGAAAAGTATATCCGCACGTGGTGCGATCCGTCCATGTTTGCCAAAAAGGGAGAGGGGTTAGAGTCTATTGCCGCGCAGATGCAAAGACATCTGGGAACACTTATGCCCTCTAAAAATGAACGCGTGTCTGGCTGGCAGGCGGTCAGGAAGTGGTTTTCACTTGCGGCGGATGGCAGGCCAAACATGATATTTTTTAACACTTGCCTAAACGCAATCCGCACAATTCCTGAACTTATCTACGACAGTCTGCGAGTTGAGGATCTTGACACCATGGGCGTTGATGACTGCGCGGACAGTATCAGGTACTGGGCTGTCAACCATCACCAGTTGCCTAAGAACCCCACTTCTGAAAAATATCCAGGCCTTCCCGGTCATCACCAGGAGTTCTGGGAACGCTTCGCAGACGATGTAAAAATCGCAGTCCACGGCCCGAAACACAAAAATCCTTTGGACATTTTAGACCTCTGCTAAAAATAAAAGTTGACAAATTAAAAAGTCTTAAGTAATATCCCGTTTCAGAGGGCGGGAAAACTTGAAGCAAATTTGCTGCGAACACTGTGGAAGGATCTTGGGAAAAGTTTCTTCCGATGGTATTTTACATATCAAACACGCGGCAAGTGGGTTTGAATTCATCGGTTCTTTTTCACGAGTCATGTTCATCTGTCCTAAAAATTTTTATACCCGCAACGGAAAAAAAGAATGCGGATGCAAAACAATTTTTGATAATCCAAGCCAGACGTACACTCCAAAGGCACAAGAGAAAATTCCCATGGCTTGCTAAATTTTTGGAAGAAAAAAGAATCTCCCGAAGTTGTAATCCCTCAACCGTCTGCCACTGAACTCCATATCCAATCCCTGCAATCAGAAATCACATTTCTGCGTGAGCAAGTAAAACTTCTCCAAGATCGCACCACGCCCCAAGCATTTGTCCCGCGTGTTGTCACCCCTATGCGCCCGCAAAAGTGGGACGTTACCGCACAGAAATATATCCCCAAGACGGACGCGGAAATCGAAAGTGATAAGCAAGGTCTACGTGAACTGGGATTAATCTAATGGCCGAGAGCCAAGGAGAATATATGGGAAATAATGGCGAGAACAAAAGAAAAATAAAAATCGTTTGGCATGGCGCGGGAAAGATTGATGAAGAATTTACGGAGATGGAAAAGATCACGACAGGCGTTACCGCGCTTCTTTTCAAAGTCCCAAAGAGTTTTTCATCCAGTCCGGCGAGGATAAAAAGCAATATGGATTTTTTGAATCAGTTGCAGGGGCAGTTACAGAATGCAACGGGGAGAGTTGTTCCTTGCTTTCTTATCCCTGAAGAAGTGACAGTCGAGCAGGTGACGGTGATTGACAGCGAGACAGACCGCTGGCTCACGCGCATCCGAAAAGAATGGGCAGCCTTTAAAAGTTTTTTTTTAAAAAGGAAAATAAAAAATGCAGTACGAGGGGATCGATTTACGTCTGAGTGACCTTGACGATTTAGCCAAGGATAAACTTGGAAATCTGATGATCCCGCAACTCATTAGCGGGTGGGTTCAGAAAGATGTTTTCAGGAAACGTGAACGGACGGTTAATTGGTCGGAAGCCCTGAACTTCCTTGCGGGAAACCAGTGGATACGGTTTTCTGAACGCAGTTATCACTGGGAGCCAATACCCTGCACAGATCAAAACCGGGTGATCGACCGTCCGGTTACGAACCATCTTCTCCGTTGGATCATCGTAAATCTCTCCGGCTTTACCTGCACTCCTTCCCGCATTGTGGAACCGAATTCTGATGACCCCGCCGATAAAACGACCGCCGATGTTTCAGGGATCATTTTAGACTATCTTTGGGAGGCGTTGGAAAAAGATGACTCCTACGTAGAGGCCGCGCTCTGGAGTCTTGTGTGCGGGACGGTGTTCCGCAAGAGTTATAAAAAAACCACGCTGGATTATGTGGACGGCGTGGATAAGAAAATTTACCTGAAAGAAGTAGACGCGGAGGTTGTGAACCCGTTTGAGATAACCTTTGACGGGACACCTTCCCGGTGGCGGGATGTGCGGGCTATTATGCAGACCTCCGTGAAAAAGATCGAGGATATCAAACGCCAATACTCATGTGAGGAAGAAGGCTATTACCCGAAGGAACTGGAAGATATCACGCCGGAAGATATTACAGACAGCCCACTTGCAATCTCAGAGGGTTTGAAAAATATCATTGATGGTGGCGGGTTCTCCAACCTTTCAGGGAACGCTGTTCAGCAAACGATATCCGAGTCCGCGATCTTGAAAGAGGTTTATGTTGCGCCCACGAAGAAATATCCACGTGGGCAAATGATCGTGACTGCGAGTAATAAAGTTCTCTACCGCAGTCCAGCGAAAACAGGCAGTCCGTATTATTATCTGGATGGCCACGTGTGGCATCCCTATACGTACTACTGCCTTCAGAAATTGCCAGGAAGCATCTATGGGATAGCGCTTGCGACTCAACTCGTGAAAATACAGAGGCGGATAAACTCGATCGATGCTCTCCTGGCATATAACCGCAAGACAATAGCCGTCCCCCGTGTATGGAGTCCCGCAGGCTGTGGCATAGAGGACGGCTCCCTTGTAGGACAGCCCGGACAGGTATCGACATACGAAGTTGGCCCGAACGGCGCAAAACCAGAACTCGTCGCCGGCGTTCCTCTTCCAGACCAAGTGCTGAAAGAGCGGCAGATGCTTCTGCAAGACGGGGACATGATATCGCTGGCCGGAGATATTCGAAGTGGTGAGAATCCTGAGGGAGTCCACACGGTCGGCCAGCTTCAAATCCTGAATGAAAATCAGCAGCAATCCCGCGCCACTCAGATTCAAGCGTGGGAGGTTTTCATCTCCCGCAGTGAGCAGTTGGATTTACTGAATTTTAAGGACACCTATCAAGCCCCAAACCAGAACTTCATTCGGGACATTAAAAAATACTCCAAAGACCTCACGAACTTTGATTGGGAAACCTTCAGGGGTTCCGATCTCCGGGAAAATGCTACGATTCGAATTGAGAAAGGTAGCACTATTCCGCGCTCTAGGATTTTGCGGCAAGACACGCTGATAAAGCTGGCTCCTCTTCAGGTGCTAGGGGATATTGTTGGTGACCCCTATCTTCACCAAAAGTTCCTAGAGGAGTTTGGTCTTTCGGAGATGTATAGCGAGGCGAACGTGGATGTGGTGTATGCGGAAAAGAGCATCGAATATATGCTCAAAGGCAAGTATCCGCCGACCATAGCAGGCGTACATAACCCTGACGCGCAGCTGCCGGTCATCATGCGCTTTATGAAGCACCCAAAATTCTTGGAAATTCCAGACAGAATTAAACTGCTCTTTATGCGGAAGCATGCGGAGCTGATTGCAGAACTCGCGCAGAATCCTAATGCTGTTCCTGCGAACAGTATGCCGACAAAACCCGGAATGCCGGGTGCGCCGCAGCCCCAACAACCGCAGGGAATGGGACCGGGTGGGCCAGCGGAACCGCCGCAGAACGGGAACGCAAGTATCCAGCAACCAAGACCGTCACCAACAGCGAGTGCATAATTATGCCTAACTTAGTTCCAACAAAAACTTGCTATCAAAAAGGACGGGTGAGGCTAAAAGAGGAAATAGAAAAACAGAGAGATACTATGCGTTTTATGTACGAACTTGGGTTAAGAAAGTCTCATCCAAATTTTATATCTCGAAGTAGAGAGAAAAAACCTTACCCGTATAAACCTGTTAATTGTGAGCATTGTGGAAAAGAGTTCCGAAGGAAGTCTGCACGGCAACAGTGGTGCGAAGAATGCGCTCCTAATAAGTCTGCCCGAAGAATTTTGTCAAGGTACGGAGTATCGCCCATAGAACATAAATATCTGTTGGATACTAATAAAGGGTTATGCTTTATATGCTTAAAACGAAAAGCAAAAGTTGTAGACCATTGTCACAGAACAGGGCGCGTCCGTGGTTTACTCTGCCACCACTGCAACACATCTTTAAATCTGATTGAAAATAAAGATGCACTAGCGAGGGCGATTAAGTATGTCTCCATTTCGTAGCAAAGCGCAAGAACGGGCTGCCTTCGGGGGATACCTCGGATCAAAAATGAAAAAGCGGGCTAACCTCTGGGCTAAAGAGACACCGGATATCAAGTCTCTTCCAGAACACGTAGCAAAAAAGAAAAGGAAAAATTTACATGAGCGAGAATAAGTTTGAGGCAGACGATCAGGGACACGGGCCGGATGAACTGGAGCAGAAAGAGGCTGAAGAGCATAAGTCTTTTTCCAAGAAACAGATCCATCAAATCGTTCTTGACCATTTGAATTCGCATCACCTGGCCGATCATCCAGAGTTTAAAAAGATCGTGAAAGGTGTTGCCGCCATGGATCAGGACGAGGCAGGAGAAAGTCCGGCGGACGAAAAGAAGGAAGAGGCGAAGGTGTCTCCCAAGAATGCTGACAAACACCGCGTGGAAAAAATGACAGCGGAACACAAGAAAAAACATGGCTGAAAATGCTAAAAGCCCTTTTAACGGGAACCTTGCTAGCAGTGACGGTAATCCTCTTGATACTGCTGACGTTCTCCAGAAAGGGATAAATGGCCTTTCCCTCCATGATTTTATGCAGTTGACGGGGATGGTGAATAAAAGTTCAGGGGCAGCGGATGACGTTTCAAGTACGCCTGCGAGCAGTACGGCAAAGAGTGGAACGGCAGCACCAAAGAAACAGTACGGGCCAGCAGACCCAGATGGGTCAGGATACGCGCCCGTAATAACAGTGACATAAGGAGCAACGCTATGAGCGAAGAGAGAGTATCGCCTAAAGAAGAAATGAAACAAAAGGCAGAACGGATTCAAAAATTAAAAGAAGATTGGGAAAAAAATATCAAGCCCACTCTTGGAAAGGAATAAAAAATGGCTTTTGTTGCGGCGAATGTTGACACCACGATTTTTGGTGACAAGCGTGTAGTGTTGGGAAGTTATGTAAATACCGGCGGTTCTACCGGCGGTAAGATCACCACGGGATTAAACGCTATCGTGGCCTTTATGTTGCAACCCTATGGCACGAGTGTTGCGAGTATGGCAGTTGTAAATGGTAGCGTTCCTACGTCAACTGTTCCGGTTGCGGATGGGATTACGATTGTCACGAACGCGAACGAATCAGGGATATGGATGGCGTACGGCTGGTGAAGTTAAACTGTAATTCATGGCTAAAAGCTAAAAGGAGATTTCCATGGAAAACGAGAACAAAATCGAGACACCGCTGGTAGAAAATGCCAAGGTTGAAACGCCTGTAGAAAAACCTGTGGAGATTAACTGGCAGGAACGCGCCACGCAAGCGGAAGAAAAGCTGAAGGGCGTAGACCTCGATAAGTGGGCGAAAGTGAAAGACCTTGACCCGGATGAAGTCGGTGAGGCCATGAAGGCTTACGGAATTATCTCTGAGGACGAGGGTAAGTTCAAGAAGGTCATGGAAATCTTGGAGGCCAAAGAAGAGATCAAAAAAGAAGAAGCCAAAGGCGGAGACACTTCCGCTATGGAAAAGAAATTGGCTTTTCTTGAAAGCAAGATCAACGGGATCGAACAGGACAAACAGAAGTCCCTCACGAAAGACTGGATGGGGAAGTATCAGAAAAATATCGATACTGCTCTTGAAGGCCAGAAGGAGATAGAAAAATTGTCTCCTCTGGAAAAGAAAGCGGTACGCGCTTTTGTGGATTCAAAGTTCCAAGCGGACAAGAACCAGAAAAAACCCGTCTTGGGATTACCGGATGTTGCGAAGTTTGTGACGGAAGCGATCAAGGAAGTGAAAGAGCATCGGGCATTCATTCTGGCAAATGGCGTCAAGCGGGATACTTCTCCTGACGGGATTTCTGGAAGCAAATCTTCCGGCACTCCTACGGAAAAGAAAAAACCCACTGAGGCTGGAGACAGGATAGCCAATATGCAAAAAGAATGGTCGCAAAAACAGGCGGACAATTCTCACGTTGTATAACAGTTTTCATAAAAAGGAGTTTTAACCATGGCAGCTGCACAATTAGCGGACTTAGACGGTCTGCTCAAACGGAATTATGGTGATGATTTTATCACCCAACAGCAGTTTGACCCGGACTTCATCTCCACGATGCCGAAAGCACCGGAGAAGCCGGAAGGCGAACAGGGGGCTATTTTCCTCGGCGTTCGTATGCAACGCAGGCAGAACGGCGGAGCGCAGAACCAGGGCGAGCAATTCCGCACGAACGCAGTGGGTGTCCGTAAGCAATCCACCGTGGTCGCGAAAGTGAACATCTGGGCGTTTGAGATCACGAATTATGCAATCGCTCTTTCCAACTCGGCCACCGCGGCTTTCTTCAGCGGTCTGGACGATGAAATGGCTGACTCTCTCGCGGCTTTCAAGAAGGACGAGAACCGTCAGTGCTTCGGAGCCGGAACAGGCGTGTTGGCTAACGTCAACGGCGCAGTGAACAACAGTGCCACCGTCACCGTGGATAACGTGCAGTATTTTTATCCCGGCATGGTCGTTGATATTTGGACGGCCACCACGGGCGGAGTGTTGGAAGCAAGTGGTACGATCACGGCGATTTCAGAAGCCAACCTCACGATCACTTTGGCTGCGGCTATCAACTGCAACAACGCCGATGTGATTGTTCGTCAGAATATCCTCACCGGCGCACCTACGGACGGTAAGGAAATGATGGGTCTGCAAGGTATCGCAGACGCGGGAACGCTTCTCACGACCTTCCAAGGGTTGCTTCGCGCGACCTATAGCATTTGGAACGGTTCCAGTGCGTCAGCCGCTTCTGCTTCGCTGACCAGTGACCTTCTGCAGCGCACCACAGATCGCGTGGAACGTAAGTCGGGCAAAACGATCGACACCATCGTGTCGCATCGTAATCAGCGCAGAGCCTATATCAACCTCGTTACGCCCCAAAAGCGTTTTCAGGATGATGATTTGGATGCAGGGTTTTCGGCGTTGGAATGGAATGGGATGCGTTGGCTTGTGTCCCATGATTGTCAGCGGGATTCGATTTATACGTATCCCCGCAAGAGCGTACAGCTGTTTGAAGTAATGCCGATCAAACTTGATGACACGGACGGGAAGATTTTGACCCGCATCCCGCACACTGATACCGCAGAGGGCTATTACAAGCACTATGCGAATATCGGCAGCCGTCATCCTGTGTCGGTCGGTTCGCTCAATACGCTTGCCACTTTGGCTGATGCGTAATCATAAACCAAGCAAAAAGGAGACAAGAACATGAAGAAGTTTCTGGCGATTTTGCTGGCGTTTATGTTGATCGCAACGTCAGCTTTTGCAGTGACCTACACCGTTCAGAGTCGTGAGCGGGGTGTGGACGATCAGGGCGCGAATTACGTAAAAGCCCGTGGCGTTATTGCCATGGATGCGTCTTATCAATGCAACACCACTACGAATAACTGCGGATATGCTATCCGTCCTGCTACTTTGGGGATGAATACCATTTCTCTTTTCCGCATTGATCCGCAGTGGGCAACAGCACCGGGTGCTTCCGGCAGTGTAATTCTGTTCAAGTATAATACGGGCGGCCCTGGGGGCAGTCTTGTGGGCGCAGGGGTATCTGGGCCTACGCTTCGTGCGTATTATGTCGGAACGAATGCGCAAGCCGGTCTTGTGTCCATGCCTTCTTACAGCCTTGCGGATTTGACCGCAGTGCCGTTTGAAGCTATCGGAACATAAGGGAGAAATTAATGGAAGTGTCAGAGGAATTTAAAAAATCCCTCCGAGAGTATGATGGTACTCTGGATGCAGTCCTGGACGATGTTCAGGACTGCATCCACATTTTCTCCAACCGCAAGGGTAATAAAATCCACGAGCTTTCCATCAAGCGCGGGCAGTTGGAAACATGGTCAACGCTTGAACGTAGGATCTTAAAAGTGCTTCCAGAGAAAGATGTGTGGAAGCGTTTCAAAAATGCGGATGAGTATGACGATCATCTGCATGAAAAAGAGCAAGCGGTATGCAGGCAGAAACGCGAGAAGGCAAAAGCCGAGAGATGGGCGAGATTTAAAGACGAGATCAATCTCTGGAAACACGCTCTCGCGCAGGCGCAAAAAGGACTTTACAGAGGCGGAGAGCCGTACAAAACAAGTTCGATTATTTCAGGCCACGAATTTACAAAGCCCACAGAGGCGAAAAGGGAGTTAATACTACCATGAACACGATTCTTTGGAACACCAGCAAAAAGCAGATCACGGTGATGTATGACGGCAAGAACAATTATTTCGCGCCGGATGAGAAAAAAAGTTTGCCTTATAACATGGATTACGAGAAAGCGTATCTGAACCATCTGCTGTTTGAAGGGGAACGCTTTGGTCTTGTGGAGCTTTCAGAAAAAGCGGGTGTTGAAGATATCAAGAAAGCATATATCAAAGGCGTGAAAGCCCGTTGGCGGCAGATGGATTTTATTTGCCGGAACTATCGCACTATGAATAAAGAAAGGGAAGCGGCGAAGATGTCCGCTGAACTTCCGAGCGATTATGTGGCGGAATGCGCTCAGGAAGCGAAAGGGCTTTTGTCGGAATTAAAAACCCTGGAAGCGGAGAAATTCAAGGCCGTTGAGGATTATCTGGGGGATGGGGAAACAAAGAAAACTCAGGACTTACTAGATGAGTCTGAGAGAAAAGTCGAAGTCTCTACCCTAGAGGCCGATATCGTGCCGGGGAGAAAACGAGGGCGGTAATGATATTTTTACCCGATGACAGGGCGTTTGTACGAGATGAAATTGTCACACAGAATCCGGGGTTTTTATCCGACCTTGAAATCGATCGCTGGATAAACGAGGGGTATCGGAACTACTGTCATCGGCTGATGAAAGCCGATCAAGGATATTTTGAGCAGACAGAATACCTCAATCTCACGGCAAATGTGGAGACAATCACGCTCCCCTCTATCTTCGCAAATCTTCAGTCGATGATTCGCTCTACCCGCGTGGAGCGGGTACTGCCGACAGGAACTGTACCTTTACGGTTTAGAAAGAGATTTGACGAAGTCAACCCCATCTCGTCCTCTGTCACAGGTTTTGCTTACTTCCCCACATATAATTTTCGGGGTGGAAACCTTGTGCTGGAGCCGCCACCTTCATCCTCCGAGGTTGGCGGGGCCAGCACAGGTGGTCTTTTGCTCTATTACGTGGCAGAGCCCCCAAAATTAGAATCCGCGCTTTGTTGGGCGAATGCGGGAGCGCAGACGCTTTTCCTGAATAATACCTCTCCCACCTCTGACCCCAGAGCAAATTACTATAACGGGGCTATGGTCTATATTTACTCCGGCACAGGCGCGGGGCAGATGAACACCATTACGGCGTACACAGGATTTGTCGGGGTATCAAACGCGAATAATTATAAATGCACAATGAAAAGCGCGTGGGGAACAAATCCTGACACCACTTCCGTTTATTGCATTCTCGCGTCTACGGATTTCCCTGAGAGTTTTGATGACCTTCCTCGCCTTTACGCGGTGAAGAAAGCATTCTTGAAAGAGCGTTCCCGTGGGCAGGAAGTAAGTTATGACAGTAGCGCACTCAAGGAAAAAGAGAAAGATTTTATCGACCTATTAAGTGAACGAACCACGGCGCGGAAATTTATCCAGCCGTTCAACCCGGAGCTTTGAAAATGAAAAAATTCCTCGCTATTCTCGCATTGTTGCTTTTGATCTGCACCCCGCTTTTCGCGGCGGCGGCCACTAGTACGACCACCGAATATGGATTTTCTGTGTCGGGAGATACTGGCGCGGTTGTCGTTAATAGTGGGGATTCTATCGTAAAAGCTTTTATCTTTTACCCTAGTACCTCCACCGATACCGCGATCATTACCACAGGGACGGCCAACGTCACTTTCACGAAAATGTCAAACACCAACGGATATATAGGTCTTGGGGATAGCGGAGCCAGATTTAAAAATATCACGGTAACGCTCACGGCGAGTACGGATTATCTCGCTATCGTAACGAGGTAGATATGACCGAGCAAGAGGCGTTAGAAAAACTGAAAAAAGACATTCTGGAACTCGCCGACCAGAAACAGTTACTTGTCGTGCAGATCCGCGAACTCGTGATAGAGAAGCGCGTGGCCGAGGAGTATCTTCGAAGGACAAGAAAAGATGCCTCTGAGCTAGAGATAGAGAATGCAGACAGGGTTAAAAAGTGTCTCCTGAAAGTGAAACACGTTTTAGAAGGCGCGGAGGCCAAGGAGTCTGATTTTATCACAAAGCTTCAGACACTTAAAAAATGGGAAACGGAACTAGCGGAAAAAGAACAGGAGCAAAAAACTTTATCTCTGTCTCTGGATAACAGGATGGTGGAGTTAGCCGGGGAAAGAAAAAAGTTTGATGAAGAATACGCCACTAAGATGAGGAAAGCGGACGAGGTGTTAATGTCTGCAAAAGACGCGGCGGATGAAAAATATGCGGCTTTATCGCGGGAAACGGCGAAGTATGAGAAATTGGTGGCCGAACTTGACCAAAAACAGGCCGTACACGCGGAAACGCTGGCTAGGCATGATGACGCTAGGGTAACTCTGGAGAACACGCGGGCAGACCTCCTAGAGCAGAACAGGCGTATTCAGGAGCAGTTGGCCGATATCCAAAGGCGTGAAAACGATTCCAGCACCACTCTTGGGAAACAGAAGGCCTTGCAGGAGGACTTAGATCGCCGCGCCGCGAGCGTTCAGGCTCTGGAAAAAGGCCAGCATGAAAAGGAAGTGGGGCTGGACTTGAGAAAACGGGAACTGGATTCGCGGGAAAAGAAAGTGGCTTCCCTTATCAAGATTCACCAACTGGAGAAAGAAATTGCAGAACTTAGCTGACGGGATGAATTTTTATTTCGCTCAGAACGGGTATGTTGCCACAGAGGTTGATGCTGACAGCACAGCGACCTTTATGTATTACCTCTACGTGAATAAGTTCGGGTCTTGGTATCTGATGAGGCAGGAAGCAATAAGTGCGACCCAGTACGAGTGCAAATTTGCGAAAGGGATCGCGGCTGTCGGAACGGACTGGCGGAACTCTAGCGTCTGGACGGGTCGTACGACAACGACTTATGCCTTCGCTGACGCGGTGTTCAAGGATTTATGAAGAAAGCTATAGGTTTTTTTTTAATTCTTCTCGCCTGCTCTCCAGCATTCGCAAAAACACAGGTTCTTACCTACCCTGCTAAGATCCCCGCTTGGGTCTGCCAGCCATCGGATAGTGATACCAATTGTGGCGGGATTTTTACAGAAACCGACCCTCTCTCCCTGCATCTTGACCCTACAGGTCAGTCGATGGTGAATACAACGCTCGTCACGAATCTCAATGCTGATTTACTGGACGGGAATCATGCGAGTGCGTTTGTTACTTCAGAATCTGACCCAATTGTCGGAGCGATAAACGGCATCGTCAAAGCAAACGGAGTGGGTACTATTGGTGCTGTTATTTCTGGGACGGACATCAAAACCATCAACTCCGCTTCTCTTTTGGGGAGTGGGGATATTGCTCTGCAAACTCCCCTTTCTTTAGTCACTAACAACGCACAGCCGAGAGTGCTTGCTAATTTTTATGCAGATGTCTCCTCATCTAGCACAAACGAAACAGACCTTTATTCTTATACGCTTCCGGCTAATACTCTTACTGCTGACGGACAAGCTTTGAGAGGATATGTTATCTGGTGTCCTACTTACGGAGGAGTAAGCCACACGTCCACTCCAAGACTATATTTTGCCGGAACGAATATAGTTGGGACGGTTTTTGCGACTTCTTATAATGATATCTATTCAAGAAAAATAGAGTTTGAAATTATCAGGACTTCATCATCAACTTATCGAGTTTATTATATCGGTTTTGGTGTGGGTTCTGTAAACATCAACCAAACAAGTCTCGTTCAGGATATAGCGATTAATTGGACAGTTACTAACATTTTAAAATTAACAGGGCAGACTACCAATGCAACATATCCAGTAAAAGGTCAAATGATGCGAGTTTATTGGGAACCAATCGCAGGTGGATAAAAAGGAGAGAATATGACAGACCAAGAAGTGATTGACAGAGCAAGGGCGAATTTCATGGCAGAGGACGCACAGCAAGCGGTCTATGACTTGCAAGGGAAAATGGCGATGGAATTAAAAGCCGTGGATGATGATGCAACGGCAAAGAAACAAGCCATTCAAGCAAATTATCAACCGCAGATTGATGTGGCAACTCAAGCGGTATCTGATGCAACTTCTGTGGTTCAGACGTTGAAAAGTCAGATTACTCCTCCGCAACAGGTAACTCCATAGGGGTGATGTGTGGCTGAATATGTTGGTGAGGAGCGAAGAAAGGAACACCGGGTTCCGTGTATTCAGGATGACTCCATAAAGCAACTTTTCGTTTTCCATAACGAGAAGATGAAATCCATGTCCGATATGCGTATCACTCAAGTAGAGATAGGGAAGGATGTAATTTTTATCAAGGAACAGATTCAGAACGGTCTTTCGCATACCGTGAATGATATGCACAAATCTCTTACTGATTTATTACCAATAATTCAAGAGCAAGTGAAATTCAAGGAACGGCTTGAAGATTGGTTCTGGAGTACGGTTAAGGGGATGTCTTGGGTTGTGGGGATCATAATTATTGCGTTAATTGTGTGGGCGATTCACAAAGGATTCAATCCCCCTTTAAGCGCATGAGTCCGTTGTGGAATACGGAATTTACAAAACACCGTGTTAAAAAGGCAGGGTTCTTATGGGGAACCAGATCGAAACGGGGTGCATTAAAAAATACGGGGAATGCCAACACTGGGGGGCATTACACGGACAATTCGACTACCATGACGAAAGATTTAAGGACTGTTCCCACTGTACGAGATTGCTTGCAGTTCATTACCGAGAGTTCATAGAAAAACGAGGAGAGAAAAAATGAAGAACTTTTTTACACCTGAGCATATCGCAATCGAGCTTTTGATTCTCAACATTCTGCTTAAAGGGTTTCAAGATTCTCTTGGGGTTCATAAAGCAGAGCCGTGGAAAGACAAGTGGCTAAATGTGATCGTTGAAACGCTTCTGTACGCCACCGCCGGACGGAGGACAAATGTTTAACTTCGTGGGTTCTCAGGCTTTTTCGGGATTTCTCTCTGGGGCGGATTCTTTTCTGAAGGGCTTAACTCCTCAGAGCATTTCTGGATACGTTTCTAAACTTCCGGTTCTGGCGCAAATCGAAGGGCTGTCAGGAGATATTAAGGCAGGTTATGACGCTATGTCCCCTGACCAGAAAGCCACTTTCTGGAAAGACCTTATGATCGCAGGGGCGGCACTTGCCGCTAAAGCCGCATGAACCTAGAATTTTGGCAGTTATTCACGGTAGTCCTGTTCCTCGTCTGCGCTCTCGTGTTCGCTTGGATGCAGAAACCCCGGCTCTTTTGGATCGGGTGTGTCCTGACGCTTGAGGGTGGGCTTGGGGCTTGGGAGGGGATCTCTTTTCATTATCACGGCATTAGTCTTTCAGAAACTTGTGGAAAGACGATGGCGGCTTACCCCGTGTGGGGATTAGTTTCTCTTATCATTTTCGCAGTCGGGTTTACCGCTCTTATCGTACATTTGTGGCTATGGAAGAAAATATCAGAAAAGAAAAATAAATGCACCCCATAATCCAAAAAGTATGCGACAGACTTTCAGGCATAAAGGAATCTCGCTCTCCGCATTGGCCGGAGGTGGAAAAGACTTTCCTTGCGGATAACCCTGAATGCGCTGTTTGCAGGATACGAAAAAGCCTAAACGTCCACCACGTAAGGCCATTTCATTTATTCCCATCCATGGAGCTTTTAACAAGCAACCTCATAACCCTGTGCCGGGGTCATCACTTCCTCTTTGGGCATCTTCTGAATTGGAAGTCCTATAACTTAAATGTTATTGCTGACGCGATCGCATGGTGTAAAAAGATTTTGGGAAGGCCATAATGCCGCTTGAAAACGTAGTCCCGCAGGAAGTCACCCGTTGGCTTGGGCTGAATAGCAAACAATCCCGCGCTAAACTTGCGCCCGGGTTCAGTCCTTCCTCTGGCGATTTTTTTAATATCGACCTTTCCACCCCCGGACGGGCAACTCCCCGTGGTGGGTCGGCGGTCTATGCTTCCCTTGGGGCAGACGTTCCCACACGCCTTTTTAATTACTACAATGGGGCTACAGGCACGAATTATATGCTTTCTAGTGCCGGAGCCAAGCTTTACCAGATCACCACCGGGAAGATCGTTTCTACTCTATCCTCAGCCTTTACCGCAGGGTGGATTGGGGATTTCTTAAATTATGGCACTCAAGCCTTTATCACTTCCCCGACAGATACGCCGCAGATTTATGACGGGGCAACGCTCAGGAAATGGGGGATTGTCGCTCCTACGGTTGCGCTCACCTCAGCGAATGGTGCGGTTGCCGTTCCGGGGCTTACAGGGGCATACCAATATAAATTTACCTATGTGAACTCTACCTCCGGGCATGAGTCCAATGCCTCCCCCGCCTCTATCGCGGTAACGGCGGCGGGGAATAATATCAACCTCTCTGTCATTTCTGTTTCTTCTGACCCGCAGGTAAATTATAAAAATATCTATCGCACGACTGCGGGCGGGGCATATTATTTTTATGTCGGGCAGATCGCAAATGCCACCACAACCTACACCGATACCACCGCTGATACCCTGCTTGGTATTACGGAAGCACCGCTTAACAATTACCCGCCGCAAATGTTTCAGGGGATAGAGGAATGGAACGGGCGCATCTGGGGATTTCTTCCCAACAGCACTATCCTTTCTTTTTCAAATGATGGCTACTACACTCCTGTGGGGAATGGCAACCCGTGGGAGGCTTTCGCGGGGCCAAACACAATAGATTTTAAGGCACAGGTGTTTGGCATCAGAAAGTCCCCGAATTTTAATGAGCTTTGGGTGCATACGGCAAATGGTGTGTACGCCGTAGTGCCGACATATATCCCGCAGAACCCCTATATTCCCGTTATCAGAAACGCTACGTGGAACGCTTGCGGTCATTTCAATATCGTGAATATCTATAACCAGCAGTGGTTCGTGACGAATAGCGGAAAAGTAATATCTCTGGATTCTGCCGGAAATGTGGCATACGAAAGTTACTATGTGGAGCCGGATTTTGGCGCGGGGAACGTACTGCTCTACTCAAATATCCAAGCTGTGCATTACCGGGGAAATAATAAAAATCAGTTTCGCGCCAATATGTTCCTCGGCGGTAAGACCACTTGCGGCGTTATGCTCGCGGCAAATTATTTACAGCGAACACCCTTTGACCAAGAGATCATGCGAACACTCCCTGTGTGGGAATATCACCTTATGAACTCTGTCTGCATGGGTGTCTGCAAAGACTCCAACAACCAAGAGCAATTATTTACCGGCTGGACGGACGGAAATATCTATCAGCAGGACACAGGGACAAATGACAATGGGACGGCGATCTCATGGAGCCATTCTGTCGGCTGGATACGTGCGGCAGATACCGCTGAGAAAACGGCACTTGGGCGCAGAGTGGTGCAGTATTACAACCCGCTTGGCGATTGGTCGTGGAGCATGACCACGAATTTTGATTTTGGAAATGGCGGTGGGCAGGTGTATCCCGTGAAAGCCCCGCCCATTGGCGGAGAGTTGGACGTAAATTTTTATCTGGATATCACACCGCTTGCGGGAGTGGACGCACTCTCAAGAGTCGTGACCCCGATTGCCGGAGCGTACAGTTATCTGGAACTCATCTGGGCGGGAAACGCGCTAGATCAGTTTATGGAACTCCATAATATCGTGCTGTTACCTGTGCAGATAGAAGGCACGAGAGAGGCAAACTAATGGACGGAGATGGGACACCGGATGTGTCAGCAGTTGGTTCAGCGGGGACAGAGGCCGCAGACCCAAGAGCGTTAAGTTCCAATCAAGTTGATAAAGGAAAAATAGAATCCGACCAGCTAGCTCAACAACTGGCGGGAATGCCAGATACCAGAAATTCTATTACGTACACATTTAAGGGAACCGGAGAAGAAAGTTTTTTACACAGTCTGCCTTATAAGCCTGAAGGTGTTATTATCGCGGGGCAAACAAAAGGCGGAGTGGTAAGTTTTAATTCTGATAAAACAAGAAGTCGTAGGGCGTATATGACATCATCTGTTGCGAACAACAAAGTCACACTAATCTTTTACTAGGAGGAATTATGGGTCTTGTAACTTTACCGTATGTCTGGGTTGCGCGAGAACTTGTTCCAGCGGCTTATCTCAACGCTGATTTCAACGCCATTCTGAACCAGCTGAATGGAAACCTGGACGCGACTAACCTTGCGAATCTAGCGGTTACGGCGGCGAAACTGGGAAACCTCGCTGTCACTGGCCCTAAGATCGGCATGGGGTCAGATGCGTGGGGGGATGTTCTTTTCAGAGGGTCTGTAAATTATCAGCGGCTTGCCGCTGGAACTAGCGGGTTTGTGCTAGAAACTCTCGGAAATGCCGCTGATCCTGTGTGGGTTGATCCCAATACTATCGGCGCAATAACAAAAGTCCAGAGCGGGTCAATTATCGCTGGCGCAAATTTTACTATCTCCTCTCTCGTTGCGGGGGCGCAGTATAAACTTGTTTTAAATGGTGTGCTGAACACGAGTGCAGGAATAGTTCAGATGCAGATAAATGCCGATGGCGGGGCTAACTATAGATGGTCAGGGAATGTTTTTACTGGCTCTGGAAGTCAGGCATACGGCGTAGGAAGTAACTCAGATACGTCAATGGGCTTGACTGGGACAGGGGCTGTTGTAGCAACAGACTCGTTTAATGCCGATCTGTTAATCCAGCCGGCGGCAGCAACCAATAACACTGCCCTGCTGATTTGGCTTGCGGGATATGGATTAGCGGCAAGTTACTCTGCGTTCCATGGGTGCGGAAAATACTCAGGTGCTGCTCCTATTTCTTCTATAAAATTTGCGGCCAGCGCAGGAACCATGACAGGTAGCTGGTCACTCTATAGGCTAAATTGAGGATAATATGGATGAATCTTATCGTGAAAGTTTACCATAGCGATTGGATAAGAATAGTTCTTTGCGCTAGTTGGATGATTGCAATGCCCGTTTTATCAATGACGGCAGACATGAAAAAAGCAAATGAAAATCTTTGCGGGGGGAGATGGCATGACAGAGGCGAAGAAACAGTCCAAGCGTGTATTAAAGACTTGCAAACATAATTTTATCTTCGATCCGCAAACAGGTGATGAGAAATGTTCAGAATGTTGGAACCGACCTATTTATAAAACGAGGAGAAAAAAATGATTACTGATCTTGGCGCAATAGTTCTTACGAATAATCAGATTCTTAATTGGAAACCTCTTATAACAGGTATCTGGACATGGCTCGGGTATCAGGAGGGTCACGTTATGGCGCAGTCAGATACCGCGCCACAGCCCTCTGATATCACGGCTTTACAGACGGCACTTGCGGCATTACCAGACACGCCACAGCCAAAACCATTTGATGTCATCCAGTTCCAGACTGACCTTGCAAACGCCGCTGTTTCTGGTCAGTTTACAGGAATGGCTGACCCTGTGATCGAGTTTGCGCCGCTTAATACCTATGCCACAAATGACGATTTTACCGGGATGTCTGGGTATCTCCAATGGCGTTTAGCCCTTGGAAAAATTCAGCAGGGGGATATAGATGCCCTAAAAGCTATTCTTCTCACGCAAGGGGTGGTGCTACCATGAGCGATAATAACGGCGCGCCGACAATCGGCACGAGCCAGTACGATGCTGGCTCCGCAAACGATCTTTACAATTTTTACGATAGTCGTACACAAGGTGAGAATCTTGGGTACAGCCCTTCTGACCTAAATACGATGTACGCTCAGACCACCGACCAGACCACTCACAATATAAATGAGTCTGAGAGGTTGGGCGAAGCGGGGATGCTCCAGACAGGTGGAGTGACCACAGGTGGCATGAACACGATGAAACAGAACGCCGTGAACACAGGGCTGGCGTATCGCTCAAGTGCGCTAAACGATGTGGCTATCCAGAACGCCACGCTGAAGCAACAACAGCAGTACGAAGCGGCGCAGGGATTACAGGGGTTCTTGAACAATGAGAGAAGCAACCAATTCCAAATTTGGCAGAGCCAGTATTATCCTTGGCAGACGAACCAGATGACTAATATGTACGAGGACATGGCTAAAGAG